TATTTTTTGTTTCAGTTCTTTTATTTCTATGTCCTTCATTTGTATTTTAAATTGTAATGATTCTAATACTAAATCGGGTTTAACTCCATTGATCAAGTTTTCTAATTCTTCTACCCTTGGATTGTAGTGTTTAATCATTGGGTATATTTTCAAATGGTGTATTATAGTTGCGTGATTTAAGTTTAGTTCTTTTCCTATTTGTGTTAACGAATATCCTTTTTGTCTTAATAAGAAAGAAGCTAATGCTTTCATTTCTACTTGTTCTCGTTTCCTGCTTTTTATTGTTACATCAATTCCTGATTCTTGTTTTATTTGTTCTATTATCATAATTCATCAAATGTTAATTCTATATTGTTTTCTAAATATTCTTCAACTACTGCGGTTAATGTAAGAAACGAACTTACTTCTATTGCTAAATGTATTCCTGCACATATTTCAAACTCCTCACGTTCTTCGTAATCAGTTAAAACCATTCGCATAGTTTCTAACGTTTCACCTTGACTAATATCGTATAGTGTCATAGCAAACGCTTCGTCTTTTGTCAATTCACTCATTACAGTACGCCTCTTAATACATATTGGTCTAAATCTACACCTTCTGTTTGAAAGAAATATTTAAAATTACTAATACCTTGCTCAAACTTTTCTTTACCTTTTGCGTAGAACTCATCGCTACATTCAAAGATTGCAATATCTAAACTACCTTTGTCAATTACTACAAATACAAAGTTATCTACTCCAAACATTTCACGATACAACCACGCTTGTAAATCGTAGCTATATTTGTCTGCTGAATAACGAAAATCTTTTATACCTGTTGTAGTTTTTAAATCAATAATGGTATTGCCTTTTAATATATCTGCTTTTGCTCTTACAGGTATTCCATCAATCATTGCTATTTGTGGTACTTCAAATTCTGCAGTAGTCAAGTATTCCTTGACAGCTTCGTTTCTTAATAAAGCATCGCATAAACGTTCAGCAGATTTCTTTTCGCTTTTAGTGTAAACTTCTTTTCCTGTTTCTTTTGCAAGTTTATATTCTTTACTTGCTTTTGTTGCAGCGTCTACAAATATAATATCGTCTAACTTTTCCGGTTCTAATATCATTGTGTGAAATAGTTTACCATCTCTGAGTGCTTGTGTTTCACCACTACCATATTTTTTTGTAAAGTAATAAGTTTTAGGCGAAGATAATAATGTTTTGATAGTAGAACTACTTAATGCGTTTTGACCCAAGTAACCATAATAGAAACTATCATCGTACATATTAGCTAATAGTTCTTCTTTGCTCCATTGTTTGTTATCAAATGTTGTTATCATATTATCTTATTTTTATATTGTTTAAATTGTTCATTGTTTCTTCTTCTCTTAATACTTCTTTTATTTGTTCGTAATACAAATCAGTTTCGTTCCATTCTTCTAATAACACCTTTTTAATATTACGCAATTTGTTTTTCATATATGCGTTATCTAAGTCTTTGCTTAATTGAATTAAGATATCTAAATCGTTTATAATTTCTGTTTTCATTAGTTATATAGTTTATCGTAAATTGTTTCTAATATTTCTTGTTCGTCTTTTTGGTTTAATATCATTGTTATATCAGTACCTTGATAAAATACTGAACCAATAATAACATCAGGCACTTGTTCACCTTTTACCTCTACAGTGTGGTAATTAACTTGTATTTCTTGATTACGATAATTAAATGTTTCCATATACTTGTTTTTAATTGTTTCAACAAATATATAACTTATTTTTTACTTATTAACATTTTAACAAAACTTTAACAAAAAAAAGTAGGTGTTACCCTACTTATTATTTTCAATCCATTGTTCTTGGAGTTTCTCGTGGTGTTCTATTTCCCGTAGAAGATAGTTTAACGCCTTTCGTAAATCATCAAGCTCGTTATCTTTTTTACCGGCTCGTGCTAAATACTTAACTATATTGCCACGATTAAAATTCATATCGTACATTTTGCAAAAGTCTATAACATCTACTTTAGATTCTGTCATATAATGCATTGGTGTTATCTTGCTCATATTATTCTATTTTAAGGAAATCTGCTTGTGCGTGTTCTGTAAACCATTCTTTGTTATCGTTATACTTGTCAACTACTGCGTTAATCATTATAAGTTCATCTAACGTGCTTGTGCATAATTTAGTTACTAAATCTTCAATAGCGTTTAAAATGTTTGTAGTCATTTCAGGATCGGTTTTATATATCTTTGTGTATTCATCAAAGACAACGCTTTCTAAATCTTTATTAAGATTGTTAATTCTATTCTTAATTTGCTGCTTGTATTGTATTGTAAAGCGTAAATTTTCGTTACATTCTAAAAGCAGTTGCGAAAGTATAACTTGCTTTAAATATTCTAATTGTATTGGGTTTTCTATTGTGTTCATATTTCTTTTAATATATTATGTGGTTCAATGTATAAGTAACTAACTTCTTTTGATACTTTTAAATTGTTGTAAAATTGAGTTGTAGCAGGATTCTTGCTATTGATTTCCCAAATTGGTTCTACTTTTAAAAGATTCCAAAAATAGATTCCTCTTGGTGTTGAGTTAACATATATAGGTATATCTAAATGTTTTTCGCATTCTTGTAACATAGCATCATACTTTTTCTTTTCTAAAAGCATTTCATTAAAATGTTTTGTTCTACACTTTAATTCGATACGATGTTTAAATTGTGGCGAATAACAATCCCATCTACTCATTTGGTTTTTAGACATTACTAAATCTTTGTAAATGTTTTCTTTTAACCAAAGAAATAAATCCTGCTCGTTCCAACTATGCATTTTGCGTGTCGTAAACTCTTTTTAATTCATTGATTTTATCTCTCCAACAAGAACCACAATTTGATGGTTGAATTGTTTGGTTAAATACATTCTTGTAAATTTCAATAACTTTGTTTTGTTGTTTTGGTGTTAACTGATTATTAGTTACCGAAAAGAAATTAGTTAACCATTCGTTATCTTGATCTGTTAAACATTCAGCTTGTTTGTAAGGAAACAATTTATTTAGTAGTTCTTTACGTTCACCACAACCACAGTTTTCACCTAAAACTGATTTAACAACTTTTGCTATTCCTGTAGTTTCTAATACGTTTTCTACAGTGTCGCCCAAACCTTGAGCTTTTTTCTTTCTTGCCATAATTAGATTTTTATTAATTTATATTTGTTTTTTTTGTTTTTAATTGAATGTCTTACACTTGAATAACAATAGTTAAAAGCAATACAAGCATCTTTAATAGTATCAAAATAAATTCCTGTATCTAAATGCAAAACTTGTTTAGCGTGTGGATTTTTTTTGCCTTCTTGATTTCTAACTCCTTTAAGACAATTATGTAAACCTTGGAATTCATATTCTTTGTTTAAAGCGTCTCTTAAATCATTTGTAACATACAAAACTTTTACAACATCATTATCTATGCAAAAATTACTTTTGCTTGAATGTTTCCATAATCTTTTTCTTAAATTAGTAGTTACACCAATGTAATTATCTAATGTTAAATGATAAATAATATATTCTTTATCCTTAATGCTATATAATTTTCCCATCTTTTTAAAGTTTTAAGTTATCGTAATCGTCTTGTAATAATCTTTTTAATTTTTGCTTATTAGCTTTTAATGTGTGAAATATAGAAACAAAACTAATACCGGTTTCTTTTGCTAATTTTCTTATACTTGTTTTGTTATCTCGGTACAAAGTAAATAACTTTTTATCGTACCATTCCCAAGAATTAACTTCGTTTTCAGCTTTTATTCTAAAGCTATCCCATTCCAATTCTTGTTCTTCGTTGTAATCGTCTATTAGATTATATATTTCTTCGTTTAATTCGCATTTATCAATACGCTTTCTAATATTATGGAGTTGAAAATGTATGTTTCTAATTATTATAAAAACATAACCACGATTTGGTTTGTCATTAGTGAACATTTGTTGCTCGGTAACTTTGTATTTATGCAGTAGCAGGTACATTTCTTGTACAATATCTTCTGCAAAATCTTTGTCAAACACTTCAGCAAGTTCTACCCAATCTTTGTGATACTTTGCAACTCGTTCTAATATTTCCATTTACCAATATATGTTAATTGACAAAACACCTAACAGGATTT